CCACACATAATCATACATAAAGCCATCAACTCCGAGCGAACTTATATATCCATAAGGCAAATATGGCTCATTTTCACGATAGCACAGAGGAATCTGATATTGAATGCAAAAGTTCTTAAACTCCTCTTCATTATCTACTTCGACGCTCATTCCAGAACCAGGAAGTTGAGTCACAAGAAAAGTCATTATATCATTCAACACAAGAACCCTGGCATTTTTAACTTCGAATTCTAATCCCGTCATTCCTGTTCCCTCGGAAAATAACTTCAAAACCTCGGAGTTGAGAGAAGTACTAAATACGTCGTATTCTGCTACTTCGCCGTGTTCGCTTCCTCTAATGCCATGCACAAGCATTTCTACCGTTCCTTCAAATGGGCTTCCATGATAAAGGGTTCCAGAGAAAGCAACCACAACATTCTCAAGCAAATATTTATCAAGCGATTTGCTTGGCCATTGCCGTTCCATATTTTCTATTAGTGGTTTTAACTTAATCATAATCGATTACAACCAAAGCCGGGAAGGATTTAGCATTGAGTAATTTTAAGGCACTTAATCTATGCGAGCCTTCCAGAACGTATGGACCTTCTTTATCTATCACTACAATTAGCGGAGATATTTCTCGGGACTGTTGTATTTCATTTGCCAGTTGCGCTATGCGACGGGTGCCTTCCACACTATAATGCTTACCCGAAACCTCAAAATCTGACATAGGAACTTCTCGTATTTTGTTGAGAACCCGATAATGATATAAAGACGCTCCTATAGAAGACGTATTATCTATGTTATTAAGAACGGTGCGTCCATCTACAACTTCTCCAGCAATAGGATATTCTTTAAACTGTTGTAATTGGGGAGTAATTTCTGACAATAATAATCGGAGTTTAATCATGTTATTTGTATTGAACAAAAGCAAGTATATATTTCTGTCCATTTATTTCGGCTTGTCTAACTCTATGATTACCAGAATAAAGAATATATTTATCGATTCCCGAGTCATATTCCACCTCAATTGGTTGAGTAATTTCCCTGCCCGGTTTATAATCGTCTGGTTCTGGAGTTGGTTCCCTTCCTTCAATTTTAGACATGGGTATTTTATGAAGGGTGGCCCGTGATAAATGCCCATCGGCTCCCATCTTCAGCATTTCTTCTTTGGAATAAATCTTTCTCTCTCCCACCTTGGGGTCGGGATTGATGTAATATCCCCACTCATGAATAGAATCGCCATTAGTCCACAAATCTTTGGCAGGTACAATTTTCGTTAATATTTTCCAGGTTCCCTTCGGAAACTCTCGTTCTCCGTGATCCTTGGCATAACTACGAGTAATTGTCACCCAGTCTCCTTGATTGATCGTATTTACTCCCTTTGGTACTGCTCGATAAATATTGACTCTAATCCTTGGACGATTCCTGCATTGCCATATTTTCCATAACGAATTATCATCATAGATTTCTCCCGTTTTATATTGGTTCATCGTTTCGTAGAAATCTTTGGGATATGTCTCATTGAGAGTCAAATCGTACAAAGGAGACCCATCATTGGGACCAGGAGCCTGGTGATCCATTTTATAATCCTCGTTCTCTAAAATAATATCTTTTAGTTTAATCATATTTCAGACTGGCGATTTTACTACTTTCACAAACTCCAATAGTTCGGGAGGAATGTTCTCGGTTACATAATAAGCATTTCCACCTGTATCTTGAGTGCCGGGAGCATCTATTTCAACATTCGATAATTTGCTCTTCGGAATACGAAATATTGCCACATCATGAAATGCTTCATCATCATAATTATGAAAAGCGTGTTCGGCAATAATCCACACCCATCTATCTACGGTTTCCTTATCACACAAAAATATTTTTCCCCGACTATGTTGAGTATGATTTGATACCGTTGGCCTAGAGCCAACTCTCAATCCTCGGCTTTGTATAAAAGGTACATACGGAGCCAGAGTTACGTGATAATAATAATCATCCGATCCGCTCGATTCTTTTATGAGTGATTTTAATTTAATCATAGCCACCTGAACTTTTCTATCTTCGTTAGTCCCACAGTTTTCCAATCAATATCACTTTCTTGAGAAAGATCGTTAAGATTTACAATGCCCGTAAACATAGACCTATCACTATTATCCCAGTGACGACTTGCGTGCCCTCGATCTGGAGAAACATACAAATTAGCAGGAAGATAACCACTCTCCTCTATTTTTCTGCATACTTCCGTTCCATGCATTCCATAGATTCTTATTTGTTTGCCGCTGGGATTAACAAGTTTGTTGGCTAATGCTATTGTTTCGGGGGTAGCCTCATCATTCCCCTCATGAACTTCCAACACTTTACCATTGGAATCTATGAGTATTCCTATTGTGGCATAGTCTTCTGGTCCATATGAAATATAAAGCGGAAACGGAAAAAACTCTTCCATTTTAGTATGAAACTCTTGTTGATGCAGCAAATAATTCTTAATAGATGCCTCATCAAAATGTGGAATGCCCAACTCTTTAGCCAATTTTTTAACATGTTCCGCCGTAGCATTCAACAAATCAAGGTAATCTTTTGCATGTTGTTGTTTCTCGGGGTCTTCGTCATAATAAAAATTTTCGATAGTAGTAAGCAATGGACGAATATCCCAGGAAGTGTACTTGTGAGACAATATATCTTCTACATCACTAATAGTAATATTTCCTTTTTCCATCAGTATTTCTTTTAGTTTAATCATGCCGGCCTCCTTCGAATAGGTATGGATATTCTCGCCAATCCACTATTAGGAGAATCTTCTACTGTTTTATATAGATTTTCCCATTGATCTTTCTCACGTCGCAATTTTTCAAGTTCTTTTTCAATTTCTCTTTGACGATTAAATCCGGTGCCTTGTGAATCTAATCTTTCCCATTCTGCTTCTAATGCTTGAATCCGATGGTTTATAAAATCGATGCGAGCACCTTCTGCGAGTAAATCGTTCCGTTTTTCTTTCATCAAATCATAATATTTTGGCATCCATTCTTTACGAGATTTACTTCCAACATCCGTCGTATATTTATCCATCAGTTTTTCTGCTTCTCGTCTCGAAAACCCAAGATACCTCACCATATAATATTTGATTTCTCCTCCATATGCTCTTTGTTCCTCGGGGTCTCCATAGTATTTATTATCCATCCCCCACCATTCATAAGATACCTTGTCCCACAATTTTTTCCGGAAATTGATGGCATGTATAAACTCGTGGAACAAAGTACTATCCACATATTGCTGATATCTTGGGTATCTATAATACTTTCGCAAATCAAATCCCACAGAAATCTGATCTCTTTTTGCATTATAAATCCCATATGGCTGATCCTCTTCGGCGTGATAAGACCCATATGGGTTTCCTTCGGATTCTTCATGTTTAACTGGTATCCTCAAGATATTATCTAAAAACCTATTTTTCAACTCTTCTATTGTTATTCCAAACATAAGAAGTTGTCGTTCGTCATATTCCTTTTGGAACATGTTGGAAATATAATCATCCAATGCCGGACGATAATCTTCTACATTGAAAAGAGATTCGACAAGAAGTGTTTTAAGTTTAATCATATCATATTCTTTGCAATGGCCAACGCTTCTTCACGAGAAATGTTGGGGGTTTCATACCACTTCTCTACGATAGCCGACAAGATTTTTCCAATCGCCGGACCTTCGGGCACGCCCAAAGCTTTAATATCATTCCCCGAAATTGGAAGGTTTGGTTTATCAACTTTAATATCCAACTGGTTTAGGCGATGTCTTACAATCTCAACCTGTTTTGGCATAGCCGAAGCATCCGAATGTGCTGCATTATCGGCATTAATTACATCAAGAATATGCTCAAGATATTCACCCACCGCAATCTTGAACTTACGAAGCGACTTGTCAGACAGTTTGACAGCATCCTCCCCACCGTGTTTTAATTTCATATGATGACGAATGCCAAGTTTTACAGCATCAATCAGAACTCTCGGGTACTTGAGTTCCATCATAATTCGTTCGGCAACTTCTGGACCAGCATCTTCATGACCATAAAAATGGATTCCCGCAGGAGTTTCGCTTCTAGTCACAGTCTTTCCGATGTCGTGAAATAATGCAATAAGACGACGCACTAATTCTGGCTGGGTTCCCATAATAACCTTTATTGTATGATTGAACACATCATCTATATGATGCATATTTTGCTCCATGCCTACCATCTTCTGCAAATCGGGCGATAAATGCGGCAGAAGTCCTGTATCATTTAAGAGTTTCAGTCCATAATCGGGATACTTTGACACAAGAATTTTGTTCAACTCGTCTCGGATTCTTTCTTTGGATGTATTGCCCAATCTATGTAAGTTCTTTTTGATGCCATCAATGATCTCGGGTGACAGTTTAAATCCAAGCTGGGCAGCAAACCGGACTGCCCTAAACATACGAAGAGCATCGTCCGTGTAAATAACCGAAGGGTCAATTGGAGTACGAACAATCCCCGCCTTTAAGTCTGCCACTCCCTTGCCTGTTGGATCAATGATTTGTCCCGAGGTAATGTCTTTATAAATGGCATTGAATGTCAAATCTCTACGACTGGCATCTATTTCAATAGATGGTGTAAATTGAACCTTTGGCTTCCGAGTACGAGGATCATGATATTGTTCTTTACGAAACATAACAGCATCAACAGCTTCACCCGTAAAATCAATGTCATTCCAAACTATACCATCAAGCCGTAGATTTGCAGTACCAAACACCGGAAATATGACGGGATTGCTGTTAGGTTTATAAATGCCAAGTTTTCTTCCAAGCCAAGTGGTAAACTCTACTCCACCCCGGTTCTTGCCAACAACAATATCAAGGTCTTTCGGCTCCTTACCAAGTAATTCATCCCGTACAAAACCACCTACGGCAAAAATCCTTCCAGCCCATTCTGTACCTTTTATCTGGTCTCGCAAAAACTCTACGAGTTGCTTTGGAGTTGCTCGGCTTTCCATAAGCAATTTGTTCTTATATACATCTTCGAGAAGTAAGTCCTTAAGTTTAATCATAACCCTTTCCTCCTTGTACTAGTCTTACTCCGTACTTTACTGCAAATCGCTCGACAACTGGTTTAATAAAGGCCATGCCAGAGGTAGTATAAGGGCCACTGTCCAGTGCTCCGCCATACTCCTTTATAAGCCGAAAGAAGGTTTCGAGAAGAGCCTTGGCATAGCCTTTATTTTTATCTTCCTGATTAGGAGTACCAATGTTGTCGAGATAAAATGTTTTCGTGATGGGTTCATATCTATACCGCAGATAAGAATATGGAGATTTTATTTCGTATTCCCACACTCCATCACCAATCAACCCCTTACAAGAAATAACTGCGGCATCAGGATTCTGAACCTCTGCCGTCTCATGAATAGCGGCCTTTTTCTTCTTTGTTTTGGGAAGAGGTTTGTAAAAATCATGATTACCGATAGAAATTGTTTTCTTCATCTTGCTTGCCCATGATGGATTAGCCTTTTTTGGATTAAAATAAAATGTCGCTCCGCCTGTAATGTCAGGCAATCTACCCTTCTGGGCAAGATCAACAATTTTAATGGCTTCTCTAAAAGTATTTTCCTTGGCATAAAGCCTCGCAAACTCCACCGCATACTCGGGAGCATTAGTAATACTATTCCACATCGAAAATTGCCTCGGAGCCAATACAATATCCTTCGCTTTATCAAAATTGCCCTTGGCCCGATTCATAATAACATTCATAACTGCTTGTAATCCTTCAGTACCTTCCTTAGCCGCTTCTCCATAAAGTGTAGTAGCCACAATCAAAGCATTTACAATGTTATAATTCGCAGTCGCATTTGCATTTGCAGGCTGTACAATTGATGGCGGAGGCACATCCACAATTTCAAGAACCTCCGCCCGCTTCCTCTTAATCAATGTAATGATTCGCTTAATCTTGGGTCCAGCATGTTTGATAAGTTCTTCCAGGCCGAAATGAAGCGGAGAAGGCCATTCACCATATTCAACCCATTTGGAATTATCGTTTTCCCAGTTAAGTTGCGGAGTAAACTCCATCGGAACAACAACTAAATAATTGTAATACTTAAACCCAGCACCAGGGTCTTCAAAGGTATATAAAAAATAAAGTTTATACTTTCCACTATATCCAGTCTCCTCTTCAATCTCACGAACGGCAGCAGTCGCCGGAGATTCTCCTTCATCTATTTTTCCTCCCCAAGTCCCCCAAGTATGTGGCTCGAAATCAACCCGACTCCCACGATGCGCCAGAAGAATACGCCCAGTATCCTTGGCTACAAAAATACAGCCAGCCGCCCCGTGACCACTATCCCAATATTCTCGACTACCTAAAGAATAATCGTCGGCATCCTTAAAAAATAATTTGTAATCAAACGGCAGCGCCATACAGAAATAAAGTACATAACCCCACCATCGGCGGAGCACTGGACTGATTATAAATATATGGAAACTACCCATAATCACCACGATTAGATAATTTGCCCTTTATGCCGCTCTCTCTATATTTATTGAAAGGGGAAGACACCCCCCACAAACTTACAATTTTAACAATGGCAATCTCAAATCAAGACATAATACGATGGCCGGGCAGTGGGTCAGCAGTTCTCGGTCACACAGTTTTCGGGATGTATGACCTCGATACCCAATTTCAATTGGATTGTTATAATGCTGCCCGATGGGCTGCTACTCGACTTGGATACCCCTCAATTTCTATAGAAATAATAGATATACAATTCTATGCCGCTTTTGAGGAAGCTTGTAATGTCTATAACGCCAAAGTCAATGAATACAACATGATTAATAACATGTTGAGCATTCAGGGACAAGATAGAAATAAAATAATAACGGGCAGGAATATTCAAGGAACTGGTCTTCCTTATCTTATCAATCTTGCCAAAGATTACGGCTCTGAAGCAGGAACTGGCGGAAAACTTGACTGGAAAAAAGTACCCATCCAAATCAACCCAATGCAACAGGATTACGATATCCAAGCCCTTATCGGAGATACTATAGAAAATTGTAATAGAATTGAAGTTAAAAGAGTGTTCCACTATCGCCCTCCAGCATTCGCCCGTATCTATGACCCATTCTCTATGACTGGAATGAGCTATTCCAATGTGCTGCAAGAATTGGGATTTGGTGCTTATTCTCCCGCTGTACAATTCTTGATGACACCAATTTTCGAAGACTTGCTCCGTGGACAAGCAATCCAATTCAATGATATGGTCCGTAAATCGGCATTCTCCTTCGAAATGGCAAATAACCGATTGCGCATTATGCCTATCCCAACCACAAGCTTCCAAATGTGGCTGGAATATATCGTCGAAAAAGATCGCTATGAAGGCAATTTTTCTCCCACTGGATCGATTGTCTCAACAGACTTTGCCGATATTCCTTACGTAAATCATCCGTATTCTACTATCAATGACTCCGGTAAACAATGGATTCGTGACTATTTCCTTGCTATTTGTAAAGAAATCCTGGGCGCTGTCCGACAAAAATATCAAACGGTTCCTATAGTTGGAGGCGAGATAAGTTTAGATGGGGCCGAACTGCGTTCTGAAGCACAACAGACAAAAGAACGTTTGCTCGATTTGCTTAAAGAACAACTTGAAGCAGCGGGTAAGTTTAATCAAATTGAAAAACAAGCACAGATGGCTACACAATTAACAGAAGCATTGAGAGGTGTTCCGTTGCTAATTTATGTCGGATAATTTAATATTCGTGAATGGGAAGATTTGTTATTTCCTTTCGTTCCCACAATTTCCATTCGGCTTCCCACACATATTTAACTTTATATCCCGCCAATTTTAATGCCTGGAGTCGTTGTAATGTTTCGTTGTACAATTCTCCATATGTTTTATGACATTTTTTATTCACGTCATCGGACTTAAATAAGAGTGGATTTCCGTGCCAGTAATCACCGAGAAACTCATAGATTGTATTTGTAATTAAATCTATTCCATCCACCATTTTTCGACAGATTCTAACCTGACGATTTTGCGGAGTATTTGGTATTTTTATATAATCTAAAAACTTGATTTCCGGTTTGGAAATAATGCTAAAACATTTGGAGCAACCTCTTCCTTGTAAATGGCTATCGGCGATCTGATAAAATAGACCGTGTTTCCGACAAATGATTTGTATTTTATCCTTGCAATTTTTATATACAACGTTGGAATAATCGTATTTGTTTTCGTGCACTTTATTGCATAGACGAATGAACTCTTCCGTTGTTTTATTCTTCCCTGCACATTTAGGGCAGCCATGTTTTTGGACCAAATGCTCATTGCACTTCTGAACAAATATTCCGTGTTCTGGGCATATGATTGATATTTTGTGTTGTAGATTAACAAAATTAACCAAGGAATAATCATATTTATCGCCATGTAATTTTTTACATGCTTCTATAAACTCGGATTTCGTTCTATTTCTCCCGACGCATTTAGAACATCCACGTCCAATTAAATGACGACGTGGGGTCTGAAAGAATGTTCCGTGAAATTGACATATTATTGGAACCGGGGTTCTATTGTTCGTATAATTTACATTGGAATAATCATATCGTTCCCCGTGCACATCCCTAGCCTCTTGTATAAACCTATTGGTCGTTCGTTTCCGCATAATATCTTTCCATACGTTTCTTCTTGCATTTTTCGTGGTTTTTGTAGTAATAATCCAGCGCCCGTTTTCTACGATTGGCGAGAATCTCCTCTTTAGTTTTGTAAATACGTTTTCTTCCCATATATCATAAATATAAAGCAAAAGTCGCAAAACATAAGTTATTTTGAGATACGGCCAGCGTCGTTATATTTATAAGAGAAAACAATATTTCAAACATATGAAACAAAAATTATTCGAAAATGTTGGTGGTAATCAATTCAAGCTAATAACCGAGAGTGTTATTGAGAATAACCCAAAATCAAAACTTGTGAGGGAAGGTCTCAAGAAAGTATTTTCGGCAGGCAACAAATCTCTTTCTTATAAAAAATTGGAAGGAGTAGGCATGGGATACATTAAAAGTGTAGAAGAAGCCAGAAAATGTGCCATCCAAGAAGCCAGAGAACTTGCCAGAGAATATGGGTATGTAGAAAATGAAACTGCCCAGAAGTTCGTGAAAGAAGAAGGGCACCCCGAAGCTGATATGTCTGATCCTAAAGAAGAAAGAGAAGTCCAGATTGGAAAAGAAATACTAAATGCTACCGCTTATCTATCAACTCATGTGCATAATCAACATGCACCACTGGAAACAATGATAGAAAAAATTACAGCTTTAGCCAAAGAACTTATTGAATTGCATATGAAAAAAGCAACAACAAAACCAGGAACTGGGGAAACGTCGCATAAAGCCGGGAGTGGAAACTTTGACCTCGGATTATTCGAAAAAAGTAATTACTAATCTATGGCAAACCTCCCCGGACGTTATTTTAGTGAAAAAGATATTTCATTCGTTGATGGAATTAACAACGAATTACTTGGGGACATAGTACAAATCGAGGTTACTCTATTTAAGATGTGTGCTGATGCCACGCAGACTAATATCTATGGCGAGAGTAGTCCAAAGACAGGCAAGCAATATTATCCAGGAATTGATGTAGTTTGTTTGGTGGATCGGGGAGATATGACGACTGATGCAGACGACTTCGGCCCGGAGAGAAAAATGAATGTTGTATTCAAGTTTATGCGAAAGGATTTAGAAAAAATGAACTTTTATCCCACCACTGGCGATTTAGTATTATTTAATCAAATATATCACGAAATGGATGATATAGTGGATCAGCAATTCCTCGGAGGAATCCCAGAAAAAAGTTTTTCAATCATTGTCAATACCCACTACACCAGTCTCTCGAAAGTGGATTTAATATCGAGGATGAGCTAAATCTAATAATTTTTCAATATAATTTATACCTATGCCATCTTGGAAAGGCAATCCTGAGAATCCAGCGCCGAATGCGGTCAAAGAAACTATTGATCGGTCGGAGAAGTTTATAACGAACAATGATCCGGCGGCTTTCGTTAGTAATAATCGAGCCGAGCAATTACGGCGGGATAAGGATTCTCAAAAGAACTTTACCATTACACTTTATGATATTGATGAGGCTATTCTTACACAGCTTCAACAATTACAAATCCAGGTTACCGACGTTGGCAAGCAAGTAAAAGTACCAATCTTTTTTGGTCCTCCTGAAAGATGGACCTCCGCCCAGCAATATGGATATATTCGTGATAAGCAAGGTAAGATTATCTTACCAGCAATGATTCTTAAACGCACGGCATCTGAATCGGATTCTACCTTGAAGTTTTTCAATCGGTATCTTGAGTTTCCGTCTTTGATGAAAGTATATTCGGAGCATAACAAATATACCAGATTCGGGGCATTGATGGGGAATAATGTTCCGGTTAATGATGTATTTAATGTATTGGTTCCGAAGCACATGATTCTTACTTATCATTGTATTGTATGGACCGCTTATGTTGAGCAGATGAATCAAGTAATTCAGACAATTCTTTACAATACGCAGGATTATTGGGGAAGTACGAAGGGATTTCGTTTTCGTGTAATGGTTGATGGCAATTATACTCATACTATTGAGATTCAGGCTGGAGATGAGCGAGTGGTTAAGACCGAATTCGATTTAACGACTCATGGTTATATACTTCCAGATCAGGTGACATATTTAGAGCGGCACAAGATGACCACACGAAAATCGATGACTCCGAAGAAAATGGTCATGGGCACGGAAGTAGTTAAGACAGAGTTTGAGTTGTCGCAGATGAACTCCAATGCTGAAAAATGGAGAAAGCCAGAGTATCCGAATCTTCGTTATGATACTATAATTCCCGGGCCTCCGGTCACAGTTGATACGAGTATTGCGGACAGTAGTTTTCTTCCTGGAGGAACGTGGAAGGGTATAAAAGTAGATAATTCTCCGTTATTTTTGAGAATTGTACCAGTTCCCACACAACAGGATGCAGGAGGGCAGGATGGAGATATGTCTTATGATGCTGAATATTTCTATATTCATTCCAATCACAAATGGAGACAAGTAGCCATTTCTGAGTTTGTGCCTGTTTGTGGAGACAATGTGCCTTTGTATGGAAGTCCTGGTTCTGTTGAATATAACAGCCAATTCTTTTATATTTATACACATGGAACCTGGAGAAAGGTAGCCATCTCCGAATTCGATTTCTCTTCTACGGGAGAGCAGGGGGATGTGATGTATGATACTCAGTACTTCTATCTCTATGTAAATGGAACTTGGAGAAGGACTGCAATTACTACAACCCAGGCAAGCGGAGCATAAAAATAATAAAATGAGCAATTACAATACTAAAGACATTTTCCTGGAAAGGCGAACTGCGCATCAGACATTTGAAGAGTACCCGCTTCACGTTCATGCGAATGGCATTTTAACTACAGATGCCAATAGCAATTTAGTAATGATTGCTTCTTCTTCCTTTCTTGCTAAATCTGCATCATATTCTGTATCATCTTCGTTTTCGGCAAAAACAATTACTTCATCTTACGCCAATTCCGCATTAAATACAATTTCTGCATCAAATGCCACAACTGCTTCATATGCTCTCAATGTTCCGCTCACGGCATCATTTGCACTTAGTGCATCACAGGCTAATTGGTCGGATAATGCAATTTCTGCATCATTTGCTATTTCGTATTCCTATAATTACACTACAATAAATCAAGAATCTTCGTCTTATGCATCGGGGTCAACTTCGGCTTCATATGCTACAAGTGCATCATATTCTCAAAATACTAATAATAGTATATATTCTCTCTCGTCTTCTTATGTATCGGCTTCCTATTCGATAATTGATACGTTAACTTCTACCATTATTACGGCATCTGGAGGAGCCAATATTGGAGGTTACAGTAGTGGAGTTATTGACAATACTGTAATTCAGATTGGTGTCGGATTAAGTAGAGTTAATGATATAGCATATTCCGTACAAATTGGAAATGGTGTAGGACAGAATGCGACTATTTCGCCCAATTCAGTACAAATAGGAAGAGATGCGGGAATAAATTCGACTAATTCTCCCAATGTAATTCAGATCGGATGGGCTGCTGGAGCCAATGCAACGAATGCCCAAGATACTGTTCAAATAGGAACGAATGCTGGAGCAAACTCGCCCAATTCTTATTTTGTAGTTCAGATTGGAAACAATGCTGGAGCAAACTCCTTTGCACCTGGGTCAGTTCAAATCGGAGGAAGTGCTGGCACAAATGCACTTTTTGCTCCGGATTCGGTTCATGTTGGTGGCGGAGCAGGATATGAGGCAGCCAGCGGCAGTTTTACAACATTTATTGGATTTGGAGCAGATGCAATAAATAATTCGACCGAAGTATCAAAAGGCATTGCTATAGGATATAATGCTAAAGTAGGAGCCGCTAACACAGCAGTAATCGGTGGCACTGGTGATGATGCTGTTAAAGTCGGAATTGGACTTACTACTCCCATCAACACGCTTGATGTGGTGGGAAACATTAGTTGTTCAGTTATAACAGCATCATTGTTCAATGGTACTGCTTCGTGTGCATTGACGGCTTCTACACTTTATAATGAGAACGTTTCTATTAATACTGATGGAACGGCTGTATTCCATGGAGTGCCAGATGGGGGAGGATATACCATACCATTCCAAATAGGTTCGGATGGAACAATAGAAATGGGGTATGGAAATGTTTATATTCACCAAGATGGTGAAGTGGATTTAAGTGATGGATGGAATATTTTCTATGGTAATGGACAAATTAGTTTAAGCGAAGGGAATATAAATATAGATACCACAGGTAATATTAATTCCAATGCCCAGATTACTGCCTCATCTTTGCTTATAACAAACGATATTACCGCCAATACTATTACTTCTTCTTTATTTGGTACTTCTTCATGGGCAAAGAATGCTAAAACAGCTTCTTATTGTGCCGCTAGTACAAGTGCTTCTTATGTATCCGCTTCTTATTCGGTCATTAATACATTGGCTTCTACTATTATAACTGCATCTGGAGGCGCTAATATTGGAGGATATAGCAATGGAATTATTGATAGTTCCGTAGTACAAATAGGCGGAGGATTAGATAAATCCACCAACAAAACAGCTACCATCCAGATTGGAAATGGTGCTGGTGCAGCTTCTGCGGGAGGATATTCCGTACAAATCGGAACACATGCCGGAGCGAATTCGAGTGCGGCAAGCAGAGTTGTACAAATTGGAAATGGCGCAGGGCAGAGTTCAACAAATGCAGATAATGCCGTACAAATTGGAGACGCCGCTGGAAATAATTCAACAAATGCCGGTAATGCAGTACAAATCGGACTTGATGCCGGGGCACAAGCAATAAATGCGAATAATGCTGTGCAAATTGGGTATTATGCCGGATCAATCACGACAAATGTAAATAATGCCGTACAAATTGGATATGATGCCGGAGCGAGCGCAAAAAATGCAACGGAAGCAGTACAGATTGGGTATATAGCTGGAGGCAATGCACAATCTTCCAGTTATACCGTATTTGTAGGATCGAGTACTGGACCCGTTAATTCTACTGCCAATGTATCAAAGAGTATTGCTATTGGCTATAATGCTAAAGTAGGAGCTTCTAATACCGCAGTTATTGGAGGTACAGGAATTGATGCGGTTAAAGTAGGAATTGGTCTTACTACTCCTGTCAATACTCTTGATGTGGCAGGCAATATTTCTTGTAGTGTAATAACCGCATCATTATTTAAAGGTATTGCCTCCAACGCAATTTCAGCATCCTATAGTCCATTACCGGATTCTGTAAATAGCGCCTCTAACGCATTAACAGCTTCTACCTTTTATAATGATAGTGCCTCGATAGATTGTTATGGTGTTGGAATTTTTGCGGATGACCGCATTGAATTACAAGGAGATGGCGGTGCATTTTTTGCTGACCATCTAATAGCATTTACTGGAGATGGGGGAGCATATTTTGCTAATGGCGGAGTAAGTATCGATACTAACTGCGGTATTACCGCTTCAGCAATATTTGCTCAAAATACATTAAATACTCTTGATATAACAGGAAACGTTAATTGTTCCGTTATAACAGCATCGTTGTTCAATGGTACTGCCTCGTGTGCATTGACGGCTTCTACACTTTATAATGAGAATGTTTCTATTAATACTGATGGAACGGCTGTATTCCACGGAGTGCCGGATGGGGGAGGATATACCATACCATTCCAAATAGGTTCGGATGGAACAATAGAAATGGGATATGGAAATGTTTATATTCACCAAGATGGTGAAGTGGATTTAAGTGATGGATGGAATATTTTCTATGGTAATGGACAAATTAGTTTAAGCGAAGGAAATATAAATATAGATACTATAGGTAATATTAATTCCAATGCCCAGATTACTGCCTCGTCTTTGCTTATAACAAACGATATTACCGCCAATACT